TTCACCTAAAAAGTATTGACAAGCTTCAAGTTCTTCTTTAACGGTTGGTATTTTGTCCCAATCACCTCTAGGAAAACGGCTAATTGAAGCCCCATCTAATGCGTCACCGTTACATACAATGGCAGTCGGTTTGTATTCTTTAATCATTTCTAACAACGCTTTAAATGCGGTTGTAGTTTGGTCAGGCCAAAAATGAGCGTCAGAAAACACAATAATGCGACCTTTTTCTAAATCCATGCCCCTACGGGTATTTCCTACTGTTTGTTCTGTTTTTTTGTAATCGTTTACTCGTTGATCTTTAAAGCTAGGAAGGGGTATTTGAAGTCTTGTTTCTATTGACCGTCTGCGGTTATATACTGCTCTTTCAGACATTGCATGGATTTTGGCAAAAGATAATGGAGAACCTATCTTGTTCCATTCATCTATAAATTGTTCATCCGTTAGATAATAGCCGCCCATTTATAACCTTTATAATGGTAAAGTTAGCTGATACTAATCTATTTTAATTGAAAATCAATGACATACGCACGAATTGATAGTAACCATAAAGAAATAGTGGCGGCATTAAGACAAGCTGGTGCTACTGTAGTGTCACTTGCCGCTATGAAACATGGATGCCCTGACTTACTTGTTGGCTTTGCTGGTGAAACTATGCTCATGGAAATTAAAAAAGATTCAAAAGCCAAGTTCACACCTGACCAATTAGACTTTATGGGCAAGTGGAAAGGTGGCCCAATCAGTCGTGTAGATAGTGTAGATGCCGCATTAAGAGCACTAGGAGTAATCAAAAAAGTGTTATAAAATACACTAAAAGGAGCGTTTCATGGAAAAGTCGATGGCATTATTTTTAGCAACATTGCTACATTCGGGCACAAACACCCACTTTTTCCATTGGGCTACCAAGTCCTACGCTAAACATAAGACACTCGGCCATTTTTATAAAAATATTATCGATCTGACCGATCAATTAGCCGAGTGTTATTTCGGCATTTATGGGCAGATTACCCAGTTCCCAAGCACATACCACCAGCCTAAAGAACCGCTGGCATACCTACAATCCCTACAATCTTTTGTAAAAGATGCTCGCCAAGACTTGCCACAAGATTCAGAAATTGTGCAATTGATTGACAATATCGCCCAAGAGATTGACACAACCATTTACTTACTTAAATTTAAGGCTTAATCATGGATTTTTTAAATCCTAAAACTTTTAATTTGCCCGAAGGTGAAGGAAGTGAAAGTTTAAAACTTGCAGATTTATTGCGTAAAATAGATGTTGGCGGTAGGGCAATGGATGTTGGCAAAGCTGGTACTTTGATGCAAGGTCGTTTAGGTTATCAGTTTGATCCTAATGAAGCAGGTAACAACTTATCAGTAGGTGTATCAGGACAAAGATTTGGCAACAATAGATACAACATTCCTGCGGTAATTAATGGTGTTGATCTTAGTTACGGTGGGCCTGACCAAAGTATTACTGCTGGTTATTACCCTAACAAATCACAGTTTATGGGTCAGCCAATGGGTGCTGGCGGTGTTAGTTTGATGTACAGAAAATCATTTGATTAAGGAATAATCATGCCGTTGGATAAATCAGGATCAGCCGCATCAGTCGGCAAAAACATTAAAGCTGAAGAAAAAGCTGGTCGCCCTAAAAAGCAAGCCGTAGCTATCGCCCTTAATGTTGAGCGTGAAAACGCCAAAGGTGAACGCAAAGCTAAGTTAGAAGATGCTTACGCTAAGTATGTGGAAGAAAAAGCGTGAAAAACGGTCTTTACGCCAATATTCATGCCAAGCAGGAACGGATCAAGCAGGGTTCGGGCGAGAAAATGAACAAAGTTGGCAGTAAAAATGCCCCAACCGCCCAAGATTTTAAAGAATCTGCTAAGACTGCAAAGCCACGCAGACAAATGATTTCTGACGCAATGAAGGATATGTAATGCAACACATGAACCATAAATACCCTAAAGGTAACGCTTTATTGCGTGAGCATAAACAATCTACGCTAGAAAAGAACCAACAACAGCGTTTAGACCGTAGAAAGCTAATCGCCAATAAACTTAAAGACTTGGATAAAGAAATTAAATAAGTTATACTTAAGCATCATTAACTAACTACTTGGTTAAATATGCAAATAAAAGAAGTCGCTGTTGATAAGTTAATTCCTTACGCAAATAACAGCCGTACCCATAGCGATCAACAAGTCGCACAAATTGCCGCAAGCATTAAAGAATTTGGTTTTCGCAATCCAATTTTAGTCGATGGAATGGGAATCATAGCTGGTCATGGCCGTTTATTAGCCGCCCAAAAACTAGGCTTAGAAAAAATACCCACTATTGATTGTTCAGATATGACTAAAAGCCAAAAGAAGGCTTATATCATCGCTGACAACAAATTAGCATTAAACGCTGGTTGGGATAATGATTTACTTAAGCTAGAGATCACCGATTTGCAAGAAGAAAATTTTGATATTGATGTTTTAGGTTTTGATATTTCTGAGCTAAATTTCACAGCCGAAGTTGATTACGGAATCCTTGATGAAGAAGATGTTAGCCAGCAACTATCAGATATGGCAAATGGCGTAAGAAAAGCTATTCAAATCGAATTTGAGCCTGAACACTACGATGAAGCGTTTGAGCTGGTTAAATTTTGGCGTGATGAAAAAGCTTATGTAGGCATGATGCTTATGAACTACTTAAAAGCCGAAAAGAACAAGTTATGATTCTCAAACAGGGCGAATCCAAGGGGATTAAATACTATTACCGTGAAGGTTTTTCTGATCAAAAGACTTTTGAGGAAGTCATCGGCAACGATACCTATCAAAAAAAAGGGTTCAAAATCCTGCCTGATGAAAATTGGATGGATTGTGGCGGTAATGTAGGGGCTTTTACCCTTTTAGCTTGCTCTAAAGGAGCAAATGTCACGGTATATGAGCCTGACCCGTTTAATTGCGAAATGCTAGAAAAAAACCTTAAATTAAACGGTTTTAAAGCAACTGTAAAACAGGCCGCATTAGTCCATAACGACACCAAAGAAATTATTCTGTTCATTGGCAACAACAACAATGTATGGCGTAACTCCATCATCAAAAAATGGAATAACAAAGGCATTAAAGTGCCATGCCTAAATTTCAATGAAGAAGCTAAAAACTTTGATTGTTGCAAGATGGATATAGAAGGGGCTGAAATGCTCATTCTTGAAAATTATGAACATATCTTCAAAAAACTGGTGTTCGAATGGAGTTTCGATATTGACCCTAGTTTGCCTAGATTTTGGGCAATCGTTGAAAAACTGCAAAAAGACTACAAAATAGCCCCAGTAGGCAATACAGGCAAATTTGTCAGCCGTGATTACGATACATGGCAAAAATCATGGTTTCCAGCTTGTACGAATGTGTATTGCACGCAATGAAAATAGTCGAATTAGTCAAGCTAGATCACAGCGTAAAGATCGGTGATATATGCGGTGATATTGAGCCAAACATCACAGAAGATACGCTTTTTACTGCGGATGGGGTAGCAGTAGGCTTTTACATTAAAGAGCTTACAGGGCGGCTTAAACAGCTTGCAGATGTGGCTAATGCTGAACTACTAAGCGATCGAGTGCCTAAAAGCGAAATGAGAAGGTCAAGCGGCCTACGGGATAGTCAGTTTGAAGTCAAACAATACAGCACCATTTTAGGAAGCTGTCCACCCAAACCGCATATGAAACGCCCATACCCAGCAATTTCAAGCGTTCATCAGGTAAAGACAGCCCAAACTTTTATAAAAGCCATGTATATGCTTTGTAAAGAATCTGAAAAACTGATTCAAGAGATTACCCCTGAAATCTATGAACAGCAAAAACGCATCATTACCGAAAAAGTGCCACCTAAATTTAGATTTGGTGAATTATTTACTTCAAGCATTAGCAATTTCAATATTCCAGCCCCTTTTCATCGGGATGCAGGAAACCTTGAAGGATGCGTAAATGTCATTATTGCTAAGAAAGTAAACGCTAAAGGTGGAAATACAACTGTTCCTGATTACGGAGCAACCGTAGATAGTAGGGATAACTCTATGCTCGTTTACCCTGCTTGGCGTAATGTTCACGGAGTAACCCCTATCAGACCAATTGCAGAAGGGGGTTATAGAAATAGCTTAGTGTTCTACCCTCTAAAAGCATTTAACAATTATTGGGATTAAAACGGAGTTATAAAAATGGCTGAAAAAGGCAGACCGCCCCATAAACCTACAAAAGACACCCAAGAACAGGTAAAACGCTTGTCTGCTTTAGGCTGTCCTCATGAAGATATAGCCACACGCTTAAAAATTAGTGCCGATACGCTGGTCAAATATTACAAAAATGAATTAGACGAAGGCCGTATTGATGCTAATGCCGCTATTGCTGGCACTTTGTTTAATCAAGCTAAAAAAGGTAATACTGCGGCCGCAATCTTTTGGTTAAAAACACGGGCAAGATGGAAAGAAACCCAAGTTAATGAAATGACAGGCGTAAACGGTGGCGATTTAAGAATCTCATGGGCAGATGAATAGCGATATAAAGCTAAAATACCGCCCTAGAAGCGTTTTTGAAGATTTTCATGACCGTAACCAACGCTGGGCAGTAATCGTAGCCCACAGGCGTTGTGGCAAGACTGTGGCCTGTATCAACGATCTCATAGTCAAAGCCCTGCTAGAAAATAAAAAACACGCCCAATACGCCTACATCGCCCCTTTTTACTCACAGGCCAAATCAGTTGCTTGGCGATACCTTGAACGATTTTCCGAGCCTGTAATGGTTAAAGCCAACCAATCTGAACTATGGGTTGAATTGATAAACGGGGCAAGAATCAGGCTATTTGGTGCTGATAATCCTGACGCACTTCGTGGAAACTTCCTTGATGGTGTAGTTTTAGACGAAATGGCCGATATGAAACCATCCGTATGGGGTGAAATTATCCGTCCACTTTTAGCTGATAGATTGGGTTGGGCCACATTTATTGGGACACCGAAAGGCCATAACGCTTTTTATGACATCTACAACGAAGCCACTAAAAAGCCCAATTGGTATGTAAAAGTGCTACGGGCAGATCAAACTATGCTTTTGCCGCAATCAGAATTAGACGATGCTAAAGCCACCATGTCTGATAACCAGTATGAACAAGAGTTCTTATGCTCATTTGAAGCGGCTATATTAGGAGCGTTTTATGGTCAAGAAATGCGTAGGATCACGGATATGGAACGGATTACTACTGTTGACTATGACCCTATGTTCCCTTGCCATACTGCTTGGGATTTGGGCTTTAATGATTCCACTTCAATATGGTGGTTTCAGGTGGTTTATGGGGAGATACGGGTTCTAGACCATCATTCTAGCAATGGTCAAGCTGTGCCTTATTACACAGGTTTATTGGCACAAAAAGAAGATGAGTTTGGATACAAATATGGCTATCATTACCTGCCGCATGACGCTAGAGCAAAAACTATGGCAAGCGGTGGTAAGAGCATAATCGAGCAATTTTCTGCACAAATCGACATAAAACATCTAAAAATCGTTCCAAATCTGTCATTACAAGACGGAATCCAAGCAACACGACTTGCATTAACTCGCTGTTGGTTTGATAATAGATGCGAAGAAGGCATTGAGTGTTTACGACAATATCAACGAGAGTGGGATGATGATAAAAAAGTATTTAGGGATCGCCCAAAGCACGATTGGACAAGCCACTCAGCGGATGCGTTCCGCTATCTCTCAATTGTATGGAAAGATGAGGACAGCCCTATCCTCAAAGATACAAGAATTAAAGGACTTCATGTCGGGCAAACTGATGTAAGTCTTGATGAATTATGGAAACAAACCCCCAAATCAACCATTAGAAGGATTTAATTATGTCAGGCGTTAATCAACCATTTGGAACATTCTACGAAACCGTAGCCGCATCACAAACTGCTCAAGTTTTAGGCGTTACAGGAGCGGCTGGTGATACTTTAATGCGTTTAATCATTACTGTAAGCACAGCGGCATCTTCTACTGTAGCCTTATTAGACAATGCAACTTCTTACCCAATCATGGCGGCAAATACCCCAATTGGCGTATATGACATAGAAATTGGTGCTGTATCCGTAAGCGGTGCATGGAAGATTACTACTGGTGCTGGTGCATCTGTATTGGCTGTAGGTAACTTTACTTAAGGATTTATATGGATCACACATACCAAGATTGGTATAACTGCATTGCCCAGTACGAGCGTACATTCAAGGAATGGGAAGGTAGAGCCGACAAGATTGTCAAACGGTATCGTGATGACCAACGCAGTCGCAACAATCCTAACGCTAAATTCAATATCCTTTGGTCTAATGTACAGACCATAACCCCTGCTGTATTTGCTCGCTTACCTAGACCTGACATTTCACGCAGGTTCAGAGATAACGATCCTATTGGCAGAGTAGCGTCTATGATGCTTGAGAGAGCATTAGAGTACGAGATTGAGCATTATGGTGACTACGCTAGTGCTATGAAACAAACTGTCCAAGACCGTCTTTTAGGTGGTCGTGGCACGGCTTGGGTTCGTTATGAGCCACACATTGTCGGTGAAATGGCTGATGAAGCTGAAGGTGCTCCCGATGATGGCTATCAGATTACAGAAGATATTGACGAAGCCGAAACCGAAGGCGGTATTCACCGTGAGAATCAAGAGCGTATCGAATACGAATGTGCTCCTGTAGATTATGTTCATTGGCGTGACTTTGGTTTAACCGTTGCCCGTACATGGGAAGAAGTCACAGCAGTATGGCGTAAAGTATATATGGGTAGACCTGCCCTTGTTGAACGATTTGGTGAAGATTTAGGCGGCAAGATTCCGCTTGATACCAAACCTGAGAGTTCTAAAACCTTTGCTGAAAAGATGGGCGAAGGTTCACACGAAGCCGTTATCTATGAAATATGGGATAAAACTAGCGGTCAAGTCCTATGGTTATCTAAATCAATGGGCAAAATCCTTGATGTTCGTGATGATCCGCTACAACTGGAAAACTTTTGGCCATGCCCAAAGCCAATGTTCTCCACACTTACGACAGATAGCCTAGTTCCTGTTCCTGACTTTGTTTTATACCAAGACCAAGCTAGACAGCTAGACACGCTGGCAGACCGTATTGATGGATTCATCCAAGCACTCAAGGTTCGGGGTGTCTATGACGCTTCTGAGCCTAGCCTTGCCCGTTTATTCTCTGAAGGCGAAAACAACGCATTGCTACCAGTTAAAAACTATGGTGCATTTAGCGAAAAAGGCGGCTTGCAAGGGGCTATTAACCTTGTAGACATCAAGCCGATTGCCGAAGGTTTGAACATGGCTTATCAGGCTATGGAACAAGTCAAGGGTCAAATCTACGAGATTATGGGCATTGCTGATATTCAGCGTGGACAAACAGACCCTAATGAAACCCTTGGTGCTCAGATTATCAAGTCAAACAACGCTTCAGGGCGTTTAAAGACTATGCAACACGATGTAGTGAACTTTGCTACCGCCTTGTTGCAGATCAAAGCACAGATTATTTGCCAGCACTTTACTGACGATACTATCGTTAAAATCAGCGGTGCAATGCAGTTATCACCGCAAGATCAACAACTTATCCCACAAGCATTGCAACTTCTGAAAGACGAACCTGCTAAGAACTTCCGTATTGAAGTGACTACAGATTCCATGATTTATCAGGATGAGCAACAAGAGAAGCAAGACAGAATGGAGTTTTTACAGGCTATGGGTGGATTCTTAAGCCAAGCTATTCCTGCCGCACAAGCTACTCCTGAACTCACACCAATGCTAGTAGAGATGCTTAAATTTGGCGTAACAGCGTTTAAAGCTGGTAAGGGATTAGAAGGATTGATTGACGAAACAGCAGATAAGTTCCGCCAGCAAACCAAGCAAATGGAAGGTCAACCCAAGCCGCCAAGTCCTGAACAACAAAAGCTACAGGCAGAAATGCAACTAGAGCAAGCCAAGATGCAAGCTACACAAGCATCAGAGCAAGCTAAAGCCCAAGCAGAAGCCCAAAAACTTCAGATGGAAGCACAGCTTGAGCAACAAAAGATGCAAATGCAAATTGAACTTGAAAAAGCCAAGCAAGAATATCAAGCACAAGAAAACCAACTTAAATTCCAGTTGGAAAATGACCGTAATGAACGTGAAGCACAATTTACTGCTCAACTTGAGCAAATGAAGATTGAATCAAATAAAGAAAAATTTGAAGCAGACAACAATAAAGCTATTTTAGTAGCATATCTAGATAATGCCGCAAAACTTGAAACTGCTAGAATTAGTGCTGGATTAGATGACGGTTCTGCCGCTTATATTGATGCTATTGAAAACGCTAAAATACTACAAGATACTATGGGGTACTCACAAATGGCAGACCATCCGCTAAAACCAGCAATAGACCAAATGCAATTAAGCAATCAGCAATTAGCAGAAATGTTAGCGGCTTTAGTTGCCAAAATGCACCAACCTAAACAAATAATGCGTGACGAAAACGGTAAAATTGTAGGAGTTCAATAATGGCTATTACCGTAAAGCATAGTAAGGTTTCAACGATACCTGACGATGCAGACACAAGTTTAGTTCGCCCTAGTGATTGGAACGCTGACCATACCTTAACTGGAACTGTCCCTGTAGCCAATGGTGGAACTGGTGCGGCAACCCTAACAGGTTATGTAATAGGTAATGGCACAAGTGCGATGACTGCCAGCACTACTATTCCTAGTGGTGATGTGTCAGGTTTAGGCACAATGGCTACGCAAAACGCTAATGCCGTAGCTATTACAGGTGGTACAGTTAATGGAACAACTATTGGTGCTACAACCCCATCTACAGGTGCATTTAGTTATGCTTCTACAAACTCAACCACTAGCACCACTCCTGCTTTAGGTTATAACGCTTCTAATGCTTCATTTGTAAATGGTGCAACAATCGCAGGAAGTTATTTACAGAATGTAATGCAGAACAAAAGTGGTACGGCAGGTGCTTCTACCAACTTTGCAGTTAGCAACGACTTAGGCACAGATTCTACTTATTACGGTGAATTTGGCATGAATTCATCTGTGTATTCAAGCGGAACACCTGCTGATTTTTTTAGTATTAATAACGGTGTTTACTTTTCAGGCCATGATGGGGATATGACTTTAGGGTCAGGCAATGGCTATAAGACTTATTTAGCATGGGGAACAACAGGTCAATCTGCCCACGTTATTAATGCTACAGGAGCTATTGGCTTAAACACTAATATCACAGGCACTACAAACTTTGGTACAAGCGGTCAAGTATTAACTTCTGCTGGTAGTGGAGCAACCCCTACTTGGACTACGCCAACCACAGGTAGTGTTACATCCGTATCAGCCACAGTACCATCCTTTTTAAGTGTTACAGGCAGTCCAATTACTTCTAGCGGTACATTAGCATTAAGTTATTCAGGAACAGCTTTACCAGTTTTAAATGGCGGTACAGGAGTAACTACTTCTACTGGTACAGGTGCTGTAGTGCTAGGAACAAGACCAACATTATCTGTAACTGGTGCTGGATTAACCTTACAAGACGCTACCGATACTACTAAAACTGCTAACTTTGTATTAAGCGGTTTAACTACTGGAACTAACTACACTTATGCTTTACCAGTAGTATCAGGTTCTACATTAGCAGTATTAGGTTTATCTCAAACTTTTACTGGAACACAAACTTTTGGAACTTTAACTTCAACTGGTTCAACTACATTAGCTAGTACCGCTGGATCAAGTGTATTTATAGCTACTTCACAAACAACAGGAACATTTAGTATTGGTGGAACGGCTGGAGTTGCCACTATGAACATTGGCCGTTCTTTAGTAAGTCAAACATTAAATCTTCATACTGGTGTGACGGCTTCAGGGTCTACAAAAACATTAAATCTTGGAACTAATGGTGATGTAGGTTCAACTACCAATATTACTATTGGTTCTACAACTGGCACTTCAACAACAACATTTAATGGTATTACTAAAAATCAAACTTATTTAGTAGCAAATCTTCCGTCTGCTTCTACAAGCGGTGTTGGTGCAAGTGCATTTGTAACTGATGCTTTAGCACCTGCATTTGGGGCAACTGTAGTAACAGGGGGTGCAATAGCTGTGCCTGTATATAGCGATGGAACTAATTGGAAAGTAGGATAAAAATGGCTTTAAAACTTAACCCAGCAATCTACGCAGTATTAAAGATTTTAAGTGCCTATGAAGGTGCGATAGACGCATAATGTTTCAAACTGCGTTTCAAGCCAATGCGTTTCAAAATAACGCATTTCAGATTGACATTACGCCTATTCGTGTTGGTGGTGATGACGGTGGTTGGACAAAAGAAGAATATAAACGCTACAAACTTTTACAGAAAAAGTTAAAAAAAGCTGAAGAAGCCAAGATTGAAGCCGTCAAAACAGACGCAAATCAACGCAAGCAAACTGTCCGTGATCTTGTCGATCCACAGCCAGTAGTTGCAAAAGTTAAGCAAAATGAAGTAGAATCAAAGCCAAAGGTTAGTGTTGATATACCGTCAATAGATTTAACCAAATATGACAAAGACATCGCTAACCTTGAACGCAAGATTCAAGACCTGTATAAAGCTAATGCCCTACGGCAAGCCCAAGTCGCTATTGAAGCGGAATTGGCAGTCCTAGAAGCAAAACGCCTAGCAGAATTAGACGATGAGGAAGCCATATTACTACTACTGTAAGTGCAGACGCACAATATAAATTAGCATACGAACACCTACACGCTGGCCGCTACGAAGCTGGCTTTAGGGGATTTGAATATCGTTGGCATCCTGACATTGTTGCCAAACAAGCCGTTCCCTACGCACCTGCATTAAAGATGCCTGTATGGAGAGGTGAACCCTTATTAGGGAAAACCATTACTGTGCAAATGGAGCAAGGATTTGGGGACATTCTCATGTTTGCTCGATTCCTACCAGCTTTAAAGGCTCTAGGAGCGAAGCAGGTCGTTGTATTGCAAGAAGGTACACTTCACCACCTTTTAGGGCAAATACACGCTGTAGATGTGTTTAGCAACGGTTTAGAGGGGGTTGCCAATGAATCCGACTATTGGATTGGTTCTATGTCCCTGCCGTACTATATTTCTTTGTCCCATCCTATCGTAAAAGCCATGTTTCCTGTAACACGCAAGAAAATTGTGGGTTCAGAAGGCTATTTACACGCTATTCCTAGCAATATTCCACCCAAGATTGGGGTAAATTGGGAAGCATCCAAGCAAACCCTGTATTACATCAAGTCTATTGCCCATGAACACATGGCTGAATTGGTCGGGGATGACGCATATTCGCTAAATCCTAACTCTGATGGCTTATTTCACCCACTTCCCAACGATGGTTGGAAGAAAAACTGGGTACAAACAGCTAGTCACATGAAGGCAATGAAGGGAATTGTGACTGTAGACACAGGAACTGCTCATTTAGCAGGTGCTTTGGGCGTGAAATGCGTAGTTTTGCTACCTAAAGAAGAATTTGTTTGCTGGCGGTGGAAAAATGCCCGTTGGTACGACAGTATTTGTCTGCTTAGACCAAGTGAATATGACCAATTACCTGAAATCATAAGGAGAATGTAATGCTCTGCCCGAAATGCGGATATTCCGAAGGAAACCACATAAAAACCAAGAAAACTGATGAAGAATTCTTTTTAGAATGGTGGACACCGACTATTGGTGAGGAAGCCGCCAAAGCGTCTTGGCAAGACAAGGTTGCTATGAAGTCTAGGGTAGCCCCAATGGTTATTCCTGACATTGAAGGGCATATATCTATGGCTGATGGCACTTGGGTATCTTCCCGTTCCAAACATAGGGAAAACCTTAAGCGTAATGGGTGCGTTGAATTGGGTAATGATGTGCCAACTCAACAAAAAGTGCATGAATTTTCAAGAAAAGAGCAACAAGAACGCAAGCGGCAGATTGCTGAGATTGCATATTCCAAACTTAACTACAGATAGGATTAATCATGGCAGAAGAATTAGACCGCAGAGAATTGCTAGAAGCCGCATTAGAACAAGCCGAAGAAGGCACTTTAGAACCCCCTGTTGAAAAGGAGATTGAAGTAAATGACGATCCAATCCAAGCCGAAGAAGAAGCCAGCATTGAAGAAAGCAACGACCGTGACGAAAAAGGTCGTTTCAAAAGCAATGCCAAAGAAACCAGTAGCCAAGACGATACCAATCAAGAACCTGAACTGGCTAATGAAGCTAGTGATGCTGATGAAGAAACAGAAATAAAACGCCCTACTACTTGGAAAAAAGAGTATAGAGATGTATGGGACAAGATGCAGGAAGGCAAGCCGTTAGATAAGGCTGAGTTTGTTAAGTTTGCTGAATACGCTAACCAGCGTGAAGCAGAATACAAAAAAGGCGTATCTACCTACAAAGCGGAAGCTGACAATGCACGGCAATTAACCGATG